GGCTGTGACTCATACGATATATCTGGAACAGTAGATAAGCGAGGTTCAAAAGGTGCGCTGCATGGATTGACAAAGTTTTCAATGGAAGACGCTCCAGCAAATACTTTTTTCCTTGAATATATAGCAAGGCCGCAAACAGCTGAAATATTTTTTGAAGATGTTTTAATGGCATTAGTTTTTTACGGCATGCCTTTGCTTGCGGAAAATAATAAACCAAGATTATTATATTATTTAAGAAGAAGAGGTTATAGAGGTTTTAGTATGAATAGACCAGACAGAGTTTGGAACAAACTATCTGTAGCAGAAAAAGAAGTAGGTGGTATACCAAACTCTAGTGAAGATATAAAACAAGCTCACGCGGCTGCTATTGAGATGTATATAAATGACCACGTTGGCTTGTTACAAGACGGTACTTATGGCACTATGTATTTTAATGAAACTTTAAACGATTGGTCAAGGTTTGATATAAACAAAAGAACTAAGCATGATGCCGCTATAAGTTCTGGTTTAGCAATAATGGCTTGCAATAGACATTTGTATAGACCAAATCCAAACAAACAAAAAACACCATTAAATATACATATATCAAAATATAATAATAAAGGATTTTCATCACAGATAATTAAGAATAAAATATGAGACAAGAACATTCTATACATTTTCCATCACAAGCGGTTAGTGATTTAGAAAAACTAAGTGAAGAGTATGGTTTAAAAGTAGCAAGAGCTATAAGACACGAATGGTTTTCTGGAACTACATCTAAATACAATAGTCACAAAAATAATTTCCACACATTAAGATTATACGCAAGAGGAGAACAGCCTATACAAAAATATAAAAATGAATTATCTATAAATGGTGATTTGTCTTATTTAAATTTAGACTGGAAACCAGTACCTATTATACCTAAGTTTGTTGATATCGTAGTTAATGGTATGGCTCAAAGAAACTACGAAATAAATTGTTTTTCCCAAGATCAATATGGTGTTAGCAAAAGAACAGAGTATATGGAGTCTGTGCTAAAAGATATGCGATCAAGAGAGTACAACGATGCCGCTAAGCAATTGTTTGACATTGATCTTTATGAAAACGATCCTGATACGCTACCTGATACAAAAGAAGAATTAGCTTTACACATGCAGCTAAACTACAAACAAGCTGTAGAGTTAGCTGAAGAACAAGCTATAAACGTTTTATTAGAAGGTAGTGATTATGATTTAATAAAAAAAAGGTGTTTGTATGATTTAGCTGTATTAGGTATAGGTGCTACAAAAACAACTTTTGATTTTAGCAGCGGCGCTAAAGTAGAATACGTTGATCCCGCTGATTTAGTATATTCTCACACTGAGTCTCCATATTTTGAAGACGTATATTATATTGGTGAAGTAAAAGAACTACCAATAAATGAGCTAGTAAAAGAATTTCCAGAATTATCAGAAAAAGAAATAAAAGATTTAGTAGATAAATATGCTTATCCATTAGACTATGTTGCTAATAGAGATAAAAACAAAGTTAATGTTTTATACTTTAATTATAAAACGTATATGAACGATGTTTACAAATTAAAATCTACAGCAGCCGGTGGAGAAAAAGTTATACAAAAAGACGATTCATTTAATCCACCTGTTGAAAACATGGATGGCGACTTTAGTAAACTAGAAAGAGTTGTTGAAGTTTTATATGAAGGCGTTTATATTATAGGAGCTGATAAAGTTTTAAAGTGGCGAATGTGTCCTAACATGATGCGTTCTGATTCTGATTTTAGCAATGTTAAAATGAATTATCAAATAACAGCACCGAGAATGTATGAAGGTAGAATAGAAAGCTTGGTAGGTAGAATAACTAGCTTTGCTGACATGATACAACTAACACATTTAAAGTTACAGCAAGTTATGGCGCGTATGGTACCAGATGGTGTTTATATGGATGCTGATGGTTTAGCTGAAATAGATTTAGGTAATGGAACAAACTATAATCCACAAGAAGCTTTAAATATGTTCTTTCAAACTGGTAGTGTTATAGGTAGAAGTTTTACGTCTGAAGGAGATATTAATCCAGGTAAAGTTCCGATACAGCAAATAAATAATGGTGTTAATAGTAATAAATTACAAAGTTTAATTACTACATATAATTATTATTTGCAAATGATAAGAGATGTAACTGGATTAAACGAAGCTAGAGATGCTAGCACTCCAGATAGAGATGCTTTAGTTGGAGTGCAAAAGCTAGCAGCGGCAAATTCAAATACAGCAACTAGACACGTGTTGCAATCAATGCTTTATATAACGGCTGAAGTTGCTGAGTGTTTATCGTTACGTATATCAGATATATTAGAGTACTCTCCAACTAAAGAAGCTTTTATAAGAGCTCTTGGAGCAAACAACGTTGCTACGTTAGAAGAAATGGAAAATTTACATTTATATGACTTTGGTATATTTATAGAGTTAATGCCAGATGAAGAAGAAAAACAATTACTTGAAAATAATATACAAGCAGCTTTATCTCAAAAAACAATTGATTTAGATGATGCTATAGACTTGCGTAATGTTAGAAATGTTAAGCTTGCTAATCAATTATTAAAAGTAAAAAGAAAAGCTAAAATGCTTAGAGATCAGCAAATGCAACAAGAAAATATACAAGCTCAGTCTCAAGCTCAACAACAACAAGCTCAAGCAGCAGCACAGGCTGAAATGCAAAAACAACAAGCTAAAACACAGGCCGAGGCTCAACTAGAGCAAACTAGAAGTCAATTAAAAATACAGTATTTACAACAAGAAGTTCAACTTAAAAAAGAACTAATGCAATTTGAGTTTGAATTAAATACTAGACTAGAAAACTCTAAACAACAAACTAGCTCTAAAATGGAACAAATAAGAGAAGATAGAAAAGATCAAAGAGTTAATATACAAGCTGATCGTCAAAAAGAAATGATAGATCAAAGAAAGCAGGGTGATTCCGTTAATAAATTTGAATCATCAGGTAATGATATACTTAGTGGAGACGCCGGTATGGAAAGATACGGTCTCTAATTTTTAATATTTTATAAAATTTTATTATGACAGAAGAAAATAAAGAAGTTATCGAAGAGGTAACTGAAGAAAATAACGAACAACCTATTGAAGAGGTTATAGAAAATGTTATAGATGAATCTAAATTTGAAAGCGCTGGAGATCCAGACGTTATTAAAATAGATTTAGATGCCCCACCTCCTCAAAAAGAAGTTGTTGAAGAACAAAAAGAAAACGTAGAAAAGGAAACTGTAGAAGAAGTAACTGAGCAAGAAAAGGTAGAAGAAACTGTAGAAGCGGTTGAAGAAGCAGTTGAAGAAGCAGTTGAAGAAGCAGTGGCCACTGGAAAACCATTACCAGAAAATATACAAAAGCTTGTAGATTTTATGGACGAAACAGGTGGCGATATACAAGACTACGTAAATTTAAATAGAGATGTTTCTAAATTAGACGACTCTGATGTTTTAGATGAATACTACAGAACAACTAAATCTCATTTGTCAGCAGAAGAAAGAAACTTTTTATTAGAAGACACTTACGGTTTTGATGAAGACACTGAAGATCCAAAAGAAATACGTAAAAAGAAAATAGCCCTCAAAGAGCAAGTTGCCGAGGCTAGAGCCTACTTAGACAGGCAAAAGTCTAAATACTATGAAGAAATTAAAGCTGGGTCAAAATTGACACCTGAGCAACAGGAAGCAATTAATTTCTACAACAAATACAATGAAGACTCTAAAAAACAGGAGGAGTTAACTAAAAAAAGCAAAAGGACTTTTTTAAATAAAACCGATAGTTTCTTTGGACAAAATTTCAAAGGTTTTGAATATAATGTCGGAGATAAAAAATATAGGTTTAATGTTAAAGATGTAGATAAAGTAAAGACAACTCAAAGCGATATTACTAATTTTATTAACAAGTTTGTTGGTGATGATAAAGTAACTATTGATGACGCTGCAGGTTATCATAAATCTTTATATACAGCTATGAACGCAGATGCTGTTGCTAAACACTTTTATGAGCAAGGTAAAGCAGATGCTATTAAAAGTCAAGTTGCTAAAGATAAAAATATTAATTTAAAACCTAGAAAAACGCACGGCGAAACTAATGTTGGGGGTGTTAAGTATAGGGTTTTAGGTCAATCTTCTTCTGATATAAAAAATAGGTCTTTTAAAATTAGAAAACGAAAATAATTAATAATTTAAAAAGAATATATTATGGCAATTACAGGTGGAAGTGATTTAAATAGCGTACCTGCTCCACAGCAGGTAGCACTTGAATCAAACTATATCGATTTTACTGCTGCTTCAGGTAATAACTGGGCACAGCAATACCTGCCAGACTTAATGGAAAAAGAAGCTGAAGTTTTCGGACCGAGAACTATATCAGGTTTTTTATCACAAGTTGGAGC